TGGATAAAAATCTTCACCTTCACCACCTACTAACATGTCATACATTGGGGAATCTTCTTCTAAGTGAATTTCATAGATAGTTTCATCACCACCTTTTTCATCTTCATACATAGAACCTGATCCACATTCAGAACAATATTCCTTTTCTTTCAAACCAAATCTATCTTCCATAGATTCCTTAATGTAATACTCTACACCAGTTTCATTATCTTTTAAATGAATTCCACCTGCATCCTTAACTACTTCTACTTCATCATCGTCACCCAATTTGTTTTTAAACACATGAATAACTTCTTCGTCAGAAGCACCTGTTAAGTCTAACACTTCCTCTTCGTCATCACCCATATCCATCATATCGAAATTAAGTTCTGGTTCATCATCATCTTCTTCACCAGCGTCTAAATCTAGATCAACATCTAAATCTAAATCAACAGGTTCTTCAGAGTCTTCTTCTTCAGAGTCTAATTCTAATTCTGTTTCGGGTTCTTCGACACCTTCTTCATTGTCAAGATCTAACTCAACTTCATCATCTTTGGATCCTTCTAAATCAATATCGTCCACTTCTTCTTCATCTTGTTCTTTTAAAGATGACTCAACGATACTCTCAATTTCTCTCGACAAGTGTGCCGAAAGCATTTCTTTCGTGTTGGCTTTTAAGGCATCCTCAATAGACTTAGCTTCTAGCAAAGCCTCTTCGATGATATTTTTCTTTTTTTCAGCCATTTTGTTTTTTTTAAAATTTTATTATTTAAATTATTGTAAACGCAATTTTGCATTCTATTATAAATATACTATTTTTCGAAAAAGTTTATTTTTTTTTTAATCAAGTAAGAAATTTGTTAAACTATCTTTAAGATTGTCCACATTTTTTTTATTTTTTGATTCCGACATTTGTTGTTCTTTAGATGGTTCTTCACTATAAATCCAAGACCCTGGAGTTGATGGTGACGTAACCACATCCCAACAGATTAATTCATAATCATCTTGAACTACGTTTCTACCATTTTCTTTTTCTAATGATCCAACACCTCTAGATGACACACCAATCTTTAATCCTTTTCTTATATAGTTGGCTACTCTGTCACCCTCACAAGATATGATACCTTGATTAACAAATCCTGGTGACATTATAATTTCTAACTTACCCATCAGTACATTACCTTCCCACCATAAATCGATTACATTATGTGAAATTCTACTTACGGCAACAATAGATGATTCAGGATGATCCGCCTCACCTAATGCTCTTTTTTCTTTAATTAGTTTTAGATAGTTTTCTGCCTCTCTTCTTAGTATGGCTTCGGGATATACTCTTTCATTTTTGTTTTCTACTCCATATTTTTGTAATACGGCATAAACAACTAAGGGCTCCTCTATAATGGGTTGCCCTTGAGTTAGTTTATTTACTTCGTTAACGAAATTTCTATTATCTTTAGGTGAAATGTAACCTGCGTCATATTCGACAAGAATACCTTTCTTTTTTACTTCATTTTTTTTTAAAATCTCCATAATAGTGATATAGTTTTATTATAAATATATCACTATACTAAAAAAATTATTTTTTGGTTTTATGGAATTTAAAAATGGAGTTATTCTCTAGACAATTATCTATTACATTATATATAATGTTTTTTGTTGCCTCAATAAGTAATGGTTGGTTTATGGGTAAACCCTTTTTTTGGAATAGTGTTATTTCACATGACATAAAACTTCTTTTATTGATATCAAATCCTGAAGTCCTCATGTCCAAATCTACAATATATTTATCATTATGAAATAAATTTATATTGAGATTGTTATTTAAATTTTGTTTTATTTTCTTTCTTATATTACTTAAAAAAGTAGTATAATTTTGTTCTTTTTCATTTTCAATTATCTCTCCCCACGCAGTAAAGTTTAAATACAAACTTTTTGATTCTTTATTATTTACTGTCCCTATTTTAGTTTTATAGTTGTCTAATAAATCTAATTTTAATTCTTTTCCTAATTTCATTAATTTTCCTTATCATATCTTGTTATTTATAATTTAATAAAGTATACGGAAAAATATGGGTGATGTCAAATTACAATAAAAAAACCCTCATATGAGGGTTTAATATTTATTCGTTATCGATTGTTTCTTTTAGGTTATATAATTTGATTACATCATTATGGTAATCGTCTTTTTTATATTCAGTAGTTAATAACTTATCTTTTACTTTCAATAATTTATCTTTTAAATCTAAATCTATATTCTCATTTAATTTTTTATCTATTGAATCAATACATTCTCTCTTTAAATTATTTACAGTATTTACTTTATCTTCATTTTCACCGTTTAAAATACTTTTAATAATTTTTTTCTCCGATTCAGTAATTTCACTATATTTTTCATTAAATTTATTAACCATTATTTTAGTTAATATACTTGGAGATATATCTATTGTATCTGTGTGTTCCGTAACTTCTGATTTAGTTACCATACGATCAACTAATCTATTAAGAGACTCATTAAAAATTTCTATGTTGGAAGGATTCTTTTTTATCGTACTTAAATATGATATATCAGAATAAAAACTATTATTTTCTTTGGTTATTTTTTTCCCTTTTAAAAGATTAGATAATATTACATTACCCTCAGTAAGTTCTTTCTTATTAATACCTTTAAGTAAATTAATATTTTCTTTTATATATTCTTTTGCCACATCCCTATCATCAAATTTTCTACTCTCTAAATTTTTAAAAATTAGAAATTGATCTTTAAGAGATTTATTTTCTTTTAGTGCTTTAATAAAAGTAGAAAATAATTTTTTACCTTTTTCATCTTTTTTTATTATTGATTCTAAGATAATTTTTTTAAACGTATCTTTTATATTACCAAAATTTTCCATAAGTATTTTTATTAATAAATATTGATTAAATATAAAAAATTAGTCAATCATACTATCTATTTGTTTTGTTATTTCACTTATCTTAGAATTAAGTATGTCTGCACCATCCTCAAACTTATCTAAATTGTAGATATTTTCATTTTTATCTAAGCTTTCAGTCAATTTTCTAAGGTACATCCCTTGATATTTTTTTATTTTTTCTTTATATTTTTTTTCGTTTATTTCTAATAATAAATTTTCTTTTTTCTTTATAGACTCTTCTGTAGGTGCTGCCGCTCCAGCATCCGCTTCAGGTGCTGCTCCAGCATCCATTTCAGGTGCCGCCCCACCAGCATCACCACCAGCAGCAGCCGCATCTCCACCTGCTTCTCCACCACCTGCACCCGCAACTAATGCATCAAAATCACCATATAATCTATCTACTCTATCGAATATACCTGTTTTCTTTATAACTTCTGCAGTTTGTTCCATTTCAGCAGCCGCAGCTTTTTCTAATCTCTGTTGTTCTAAGTCATTTCTTATTTCTTCCTCAGACATACCTAATATATCTTTTTTAGCTCTAGTCATAGACATTGCACCAAACCCATTACCCGCATCTGATACGGCATCTTTATATAGTGTCACTCTTAATTGAGTCTGTTCCACTTTAAGCATTTCTGCTTGTGTTGAAGGGTTATTCAACGTCAAAGTAAAGTTTTCTAACTCATCCTCCAACCCTAAAATATATAAATGTATGATAGCAATTTTATTTAACTCCTGTAACATTGATTGTTGTATCCTATTTATTGTTCTAGCAAATCTAATATCTTGTAGGGCTAAGTTTTTTCCATCTCCATTAACCTCCTCAAAACCTAAAAATGGTTTAGGTACTCTTAGTGCAGTAAATAATTTTTTCTGTAAGTATTGAATATCCGCTATTTCAGATAAATTAGTAGCTCCTGCTAATGTTTCTATAGGACTAGGTGCGTTTACATCTCTAACAGGTATAAAATAATCCTGATCCTGTGCCATCTGATTGTATCTTGTATCTATTTGTCCTGTCTTTTGATCAATTACTGCACTCCTCTTAAAATTATTTGCAATTTTATTAACGTAAGCTGGTACATCCTGCTCATCGATGTTACCCACATATATTTTAAATATTCTTCTCTCTGGTGCCCTAGTTACTCTATAAATTAACATAGCGTCTTCAGATAATAATAATTGTTTCCAAATACGTCTTGCCTTTTCTAACATAGAAGTACCATAAGGTAATCTTCTATCATCACCTAATAACCTAAAATGTGCAACTTGCCACGCATTGAATTCTATATCTCTCTGACCCCAAACAAATTTAACGGGATTAAATTTATCCGTATCCATATTCATAGAGTTTTCACCAAAACCTTCATTTTCTTTTCTTGCAATCTCAATATTTGGTAATTGTTTAACACCCATAATACCTTCTTCACTATCTATATTAAGAAATAGAAAATTATCCCCATATTTACAAGTATTTCTAGTCCACATAGGTAAAGAAGTATGAATATCTAATCTATTGAAAAATAAATCTTCTAATATTCTTCTTACTCTTTTACTTTCAGAAAAAATAGTTACCATTTTATTTTCTGAATTTAATGTAGTTGATTCTTCCATCATAATATCTAAAGCTGCAGAAATCTCTGGAAAAAATTCCATACCCTCAAAATCCGCATAGGATGCCAATCTTGTAGTTTCATAATAGACTGAGTGTTGATAAATCTCATTATCAACCTTCTGCCACATATTAGAAAGGTAGGAATCTTGTTGTTTTTTTAACTTCTCAAAGTCGTATTCCTCCTTTGATTTTGTTCTCAATAATTCTTTATCGTTTATAGAATATCTTGATTTATTTTGTTCTCTTTTTACTTCTGGACCAAATAAATTACTTAATTGCTGGAATATTGTTTTTTTTGCCATTATACTGTTATCTTTATTACTATTATAATAAATATCTTAAAAAATTAAATGTTATCACAACCCAAATAACCAATTAAATTCACCACTGTCATTAGATTCATTATTTTGTTTTGGGTGATATGTAGGTGTATTGGTATAAAATGGGTTAACGTAACTATCATTCGTCAAAGTATTAGTGGGTTTATTAGATACTGCAACCCAACTCTCTAACATCGCCTTAGTTTGTTTTTCAACTTGTTCTAATTTTTTAAATGAAGTCTGAACTACAAAAATACACATAGCGAATGCCATAATAATATCATCGTGATAACTATCCATATGATCTGGTCTACCATTTCTATAAACAAATGTCCTTAGTTCGGAAATCATTCTTTGTGATCTTATAATGGTTTTATTTTCCCTTACATGTTCTTCCAATTCCGATACCATCTGTAATCTACTATTACCAACATTAAATCCAGGTATTTTTTCACCTTCTTTAAACTTTATCTTAGAATATTTTTCAGTTAATTTTCTACTTTTTGGATCATCATAATGTAAAAATTTATAATCCATTTCTATTAGTTTTAAAACTGTTGCAACCCCCATACCACCAGTAATATCTATAATAGTATAAGCGTTATACATATTACCATATTTATAAACTATTTCTGCCAATAAATCAGGTGGTAGTTTATATTGAAACTCAGCAACTTGTTCTAAATTGTTGAAGTCTAGTATTACTATTGTAGAACTATCTTTACCATCTCCCCTACTAACGTCCACACCCATAATATATTTATGTCCGACTTCAGGTTTTTTCCATATCCACATAACCTTTTCTAGTTCTGCAACAAACTCTGGATCTCTAACATTATTTTCCTCATGAAAAGTAATAAATTCATCTTCTACGACATTACCCCCTGATCCAATAAATGAAACGTCAAGTTCTTGTGCAATTTTTTTGGCATCTCCCATATCTGCCGACATCTCATCATACCAAGGGGATAAAGGTTTCCACCCATCTTTTACCATAACTTCATAGTATTCTATGGTTGACTCATCTGTTTCATAAATATTTTCTAAATATTCCCATCTTAATCTAGTCCTATCTAATGTATTACATTCTATTCTTTCGTCTTCACCCCTTCTCCAATATAAACCTCTATTATATCTTACGTCTTGATACCATTTCATCTCAACAATATTAAAATTATTGTCTTTTTTCTTTGCCCCATCATAAGTTTTATAATATAATGGATCCATACCGTTTGGTGTGGAAATTAATGATATTTTACCACCTGTACCTAAAGATGCTAACGCAGCACCAAAAACCTCTGAACCATTATCAATAAATGCTGCCTCATCCATAACTAAAAAGGTTGGTGTAAAACCCCTTAACGCATCCTTAGATGTCGCAACTGCCCTGATTTCACAACCATTAGACTTTAGTTTTAAATGTCCTTTTGAATTAATCTCTAAATAATCTTGCCCTTCTTCTAACCCCCAAACCCAATAAGGTATCTGATCTAAAAATTCTTTAATTTTTTTAAGAAATTCTTGTGCCAATGCTTGTTTATTGGCTAATATTAAAACTTTGTGTGGGTTATCAGGATCACCAAATCCAGATTTAACTGCAATATATGCCGCAGTAGTAGTTGACACTCCTGCCTGTCGAGGTTTGGTTACTAAATTACGGTTATACTTTTCATATGATCTAATTATTTCTTTTTGTTTATAAAATAATTTAAATGGTACATTACCACTTTGGGTTAAATCAAACGTCTTTAAAAAAGTTTCTATTGCGTAAATTGGATCACCTAAACTACGAGCATATACTTTTAATTGTTCCGCTCTTTCCATAACATTTTATTATATAAATATGGTTATCCCTTAAAAAGTAACTAAATTACCTTTTTCCCATTCTTCATAATTTGGTCCAATAGTATAGGTGGTGATTTTACCTGAACCTATTTTTTCTATAATACCTGACTTATTTAATGCACTCCAAAACGTAGCATGTTGTCCACCACCTAAAGGTGAACCAATATATCTTAAAAAACCTGTTTTTGTTTTTATTTTTTCTGATGGATCTTTTAAGTAATTAATTACATCTCTAACCATAGAATTTTCTCTCCTATTAAAAGTGAATCCTTTCTCTTTTAGTATCAACAATAAATTATTTTCTTCCGCATATTTTTTAATGACATGAAATAACCTTTCTTTATATCTTTTACCTAATTTATCAGTTATGATTGATAATTGTCTTATCGCCTCTTTTGGTGGGTACTCATTAAACATTAATTTTGCCACATCATTAACTGAAACGTCAATAAATTCATATAGTAAATTATTTTTATACCAGTAGGGTAGTTTCAATTTTAAATTTAATAATTTATAAAAATTATTTATAACATCCTTCCTATTTTTAAATAATAAAATAGAGTGTCTGTCAACAACATAGTCAAAAATACTTATTATATTATTTTTATCCTTATAATATGAATTAATAAAATACCCAGATAATATTTTTCCTAAAAAAATATCATATAATTCATCATCATTTTCTATCGCAGATAGTGAATCACTATCATTATAATCGAATACACTAAAGTAATAATCAAAGAATTGATCTGGATGAACAAACCTCCCCCTTTTTACAAATTGTTTGAATTCATCGATTCCATCTTCATTATTCTCAGATAATAGTTTTCTATATTGATTTTCGGTTATAATTATTTTCATACATCAAATATTATCTCTAACATTTTCATTAAAATCTGAAGCAACTAATCTACTATCAGGATAAAAATAATCCATGTCTGGACTCTTTAATTCATCACCTTCACAAGTTAAAGTTTCACAAACAACAGTTAAGAAATAATTATGCTCATTACCAGGCATTTTACCTTCACATTTTAAAAATCTAACTAACATATCATAAAATACTGTAGTCACATCTAAATAAAGTTTATTATCTTCCCAGTAAGGTTTATTTCCAAAAAAACCTTCTATTTCTGAACCTAATTTATTAAAAATTTCTGATTCACCAGCACTTTCATATGCCCATCTGTATACGTTTTCTAACTCAATTCTTAACTCAAAAAACAAATCATCCTCTCCGATTAATTCCAATAATGTATCTATATCATTAACCATTTCCTCAGTTAATACTGCATCATCACCCTCAAATGATATGTTATATTGATTATCGGAGATAGGTTCTCCAATAAGACCCTTTTCTTTTACGTATTCTTGTAAACGGTTTTTTGATTTATCGTCTAAATTATCTATGATGTCATTTTCAAAATCCACATCAAACCAACCATACAAATCTGAGTGATCTTGTTGTAATACTCTTTGCGCAACGCCACTTACATCAAATAAACAACTAAACTCCTCCCAATCGTCTAATTTCAATAAAAACCTTTCACCATCACCAACTTCAGTTATGTCCCTAAAATCTCTAGGAAATGATGTTTTATCCTTCAGATATTTATCTAACCAACCACTATTTGACAAAATACTCACTGATTCATCACCATCGAAATAATAACTAACATCATCAAAGTCTGTCATCTTTAATGGGTCCACTCCAATATGTATAAAATATTCAAATAATATTGTATAAGATTCTAATTTAGTTAAATTTAAATTTTCTACTAAATCTTCAATAACTTCCTCAACGTTATCATCAAAAGTAGATAGAGAATGTTCTACGTACTTAAAAAGTCTTTTGGGTTGTTCCACACTTTCTTTTAGTATTTTTCTTATAATATTTTTCATATATTAATAAATATTAACGGATAAAAAAAAATCCCACATAGGTGGGATCAATTTTGTTTTTATATATTTCTTACATATATTTATGTAATTTTTCCACAAGGTCAAAATCACCTGAATCTAATGCGTCATTAATTAATTCTTCGATATCTCTTTTACTCATTTTGGAATAGTCAACCTCAGAAGGTTCTTCTTCAGTTTCAGGTTCTTCACCTAAATTATCTAAAATGTCACCCATACTATCATAACCCGTATCACTAAACATATCACCTAAACTATCACCACTATCTTCTTTATGTAATTCTTTTAATGTATCAACAACCTCTTTACACTTTTGACTTCCACTTAAAATTTCTTTCATAAATTCGTGAAATTGTTTTGCGGGTAATTTAGTTAACTCTCTGAATAACCATTGTTTTATGTCATAATTTTCTGTACCAATACAGTCTAAGAATTTTTCCCACATACCTGGACCTAATCTCATTCCCCATATTTCACCTTCATCTGTATCTGCCTTTGCAATAACTTCTTTTTGTTCCTCAAAATCTAAATGATCATCTGCCCAATTTATGGCTGCCAATTCCAACGCCCCCTTAATTAATTCATGTACTAATAGAGGGAATATCCATGCCTTAGCGACTACCACTGGCATATCATCACCTTCTTCTAAATTGATGTCTTCCATGTCTTCTTCTTCATCTTTATTTTCTGGTTTCTCAGCCTTTCTCCATTCTATCTTTTCTACACCACCAACTTGACCTGTCATCATAGTATCAGGAATTACCCAATATTGGAAATCTGCTAATGACATTAATTTACCATATAACCCCATCAATCTTGGATCAATTGCATCTAATTCGTCTGCCACCATATGAAATATATAGTGTCCTTTTTTAGCTGCTCCCTGCATCAATGAATTAATAACCCTTCTTTTATCTACCTCTATTTCTAACTCTTCCATTCTCTCCGCACTTTTAGGTTGTTTAGGTACCTCAAATTGAGGTGAGTCATCATCATCTTCTTCTTCATCTTCATCAGGTTCATTACTTAATGGTGATCCTGGAGGAGTTAAAGTTGCTTCTAACATTTGTTCAGGTAAATCAAATTCTTCTGAAACAATATCTACCGCCAATCTTTCTAATGCTTCTTTATGTCTAGTCTCAATCTGACTAATTTCACCCATTATCTGAAACATCATTTGCATCATATTAGGTGTTATATTTCTAACACCATGATATCTTTTAACTTTGTTAATGATTTCTTTAAATCTTTGTCCAGCCAATTTCTCAGAATAATTTTGCATATCTGAACCCACAGGTAATGATTTACTCTTACCGAAAAGGTGTTCACCACTTCTAAGTTTACCTTCTAATCCTGGGTGCATTCTTTCTGGATGTTCGGGATCGTATTCAACTGCCTCACTTATTCTTTTAATTCTAACTTTTTCAGAAAGAACTCTTTTAGTTACTTCGTTAATTATATTTTTTCTTCTCATAATATTTATTTTTATCTATTTCCGTATAATGCCGTTGTCCACATTTTAAAACATTCTTTAGCCAAAGATTCGAAAACTCTCTGAACTTTTGATAAATCAGGATCTTCCTCACCTCTGTTTTCTAATCTTGTCATTGCACCCCTAATTAAAATATCTCTTATATTATTTTTGTTTTCTAATAAATACTTAATAGGTTCTAATTGACTTTGTAGTAATTCTATGTCAGAATCATTTTCACCCTCTTCGTTATCATCCTCTAACTCTTCTATTTCAGATTCCATAGATTCAGGATCTTTACCCATACCATATAACCATCTATGTAAGTCATCCTTTGTCCAATTCAGTATTGGAGACGAACCAAACATATTAATAACACCACTCTGTCTTAACTGTTCGAAGAATCTAAATATTTCTCTTTTATCTACTGATGGTATTTCAGTTACAATAAAAACTTCACCATTTTCTTTTAAAGAAATTTTAGTGTTAATGTATTCTACTAAGTCCTTTTTTTTCATTTTAGGTTTTACAATTTCATTCTTCTTTTTAGATTGTTTAACGTCTTTACACATTTCAGTAGCATCCTTTTTAGATATTTCTCTTTCAGATTTAGGTGCATCTATTTGATCACATGCCCATCTTCTTTGTTTTTCAGTATAAACTTCGTTAATAATATCTATTTTTTTCATTAAATATCTTTTTTAAATCTTTTACCTCTGGTTAATTTACGGAACCCACCTCTTTTACTATTTTTGGGTTCTATATCGTCATCGGCATCTTCTTCATTAACAGTTACAGAACGTATTTTACCAACTTTATCTTTAACACCGTAAGAACCCTTTTCTAATTTATCAAAAGAACTATTAAATTCGTCTTGATCATAAACAGTCATTTGTTCTGCCTCATCAACAAATCTTTCCATTAGTTTACGTCTTACCGCTCTTTTAATTTCTGATTCATAAATTTTAATTTTATTTCCCATATCTATTTCTTTTATGTATTAATTATTTCTTTATCATATCTAATAACTAAATCTTTTTCGTAAAGTTTATCCTCAACAGAATTAAATTCTTCACCAAAAGTAAAGAATAATCTTTTTTCAGGATACTCATCATAATTTTCCATATTCTCCCAACCCAATGCGATAATGCCGTCAACTGCGTCCCACATAGCGAAAGAATCTGATTCCTGTACTAAATCTAATTTTAAAGTAGTAGTTAATGATCCAGATTTTTTAATAAATTTATTTTCTGGTGGTTCAGGATTTCCTGATGAAGGATATGAATCCCAACCATCACCATCAATATCGGTTAAAATATCAGAAAAGAGGAACTCATAAATGTAGTTCCCCTTCCAGTTTTGTCCAATTTTATTAATATATACTAAATACATTATCTAAACATTCCTCTTCTTCTAAATGAAGGTTTTGCCATTTCGTCTCCCATCGCCTTAGGTCTAGGATCTTGTAACGGTCTTTTAATAGTTTTCCATTTGTCACCTTCACCTGGTTTAGTGATTGGTTCCTCAATTTCTGGTTCTTTAACTGGTGCATTACCCGATGCCTTAGGTCTAGGATCGACTTGTGGTCTTTTAATAGTTTCCCAAGGTTTCTTTTCTTTAGGTATAGTTATCGGTCTGTCAATTCCTGGTTCTTTAACTGGTGAACTACTTCTTAAGAAATCGATATCTAATTCGATAAAATCGTCATTAGTTCTTCCTCTATTAAATCTGTCAGAATTTGAGGTGAAATCTAAATTACCATCTGAATTATTATCCATATCTAAACGATTAGGGATTCTATCAAAATCTCTATCTAAATCACCTGTTGGTAAATATCCTTGTCCTGTCTGAACTGCGTCCATCATAGTCATATCGTCTTCACCCATTATACCTCTTCTTCTATCTCTTCTTCCCTCAGTTTTTTTACCACTTCTTAATGCTTCAAAATCCGCAGAAGTTATCTTACCGTAAGGTTTTGCTCTATCTATCTTTTTTCTACCATCAGTAAATCTTTCTTCATCTACCATATAGTTAGTTCTATCATAATTATCATCTGAACAATTATCACAACCCGCACCCATACAATTTTCACAAATTTGTCTATTTTCTCTTAAAACTTTTTTAAGTGACTTTTTAGTTGCGTCCGTTAGAAAAGATTCCATAATTCTTTTTTTAGAGAAAACTCTACTTTCATTCTTAGTTTCTTTTGGTTTGTAAACTAATTTATGTCCTGAACAATTACATTCACCATTTTTCAATAACATTGCAATCATATCAGGTGTAATCTCTAAAGGTTTTTTAGATTTAGACACTTCTTCTGATAATTCTTCTCCTTCTGGACTTGCCTCCGTTTCAGCAGGTTCTTCTGTTTCTGGACTTACTTCTGTTTCAGCAGGTTCTTCTCCTTCTTCCCCCTCTTCAGATTCTTCTTCTCCTTCTATTTTTGAAATGATGTCTTCTTTATCATTCTCATCCATTTCATCTAAATGTAATGCAGAAATAATTGAGTTAATAACGTATTTCTCCAATTCAGGATCAACTTCCTCTTTATCTCTTAACATTTGACCTATCTTACCAGTTAATTTCTGTATTTTTTTTGTGATATCATCACCACCTTCAGATTCTTCATCTTCAGATTCCTCATCCTCATCACCAAAATCCATATCGGCAATATCTCCACCCATATCAACTTCAGGACCTTCATCCTCAACATCATCCTCAACAGGTGCCTCAGGTGATTCACTTTTAGGTGAGTCTACCTTAATAACTTTTTTTTCCTCATCAGAAATGATTTCTTCATTTTCTTCTTCTAATACGAAACCAAATCCAGTACCACCTGCAATTGCGTTACCATCTGACTCAAATATGTTAGTATTTCTCTTAATACCATAAGATTCATTTAACATATCAAATTTAAGGTTAAGTTGTTTTAATGCCTCAGAGTATGAGTGATATCTCTCATCGTATTTATTTTGAAGTCCGCCAATATAACTAAAATTCTCAGCTAAAAATTTACCTGATTGTTTATTAGATGTTTTAATGAAGTAATCATGATTTTCTCTAATTATACCATATACTATCCCATTTGGGCCTCTTTTTATTAATTCTAATTCAGAAAATGATTTACTTTCATTTAAAGTAGTCATTTTACCCATAAGGTCTAACATTCTATTTAGTTTGTCTTGACCTTTTAATGTTTTTGGATTTACGTATTTTCCCATTTTATTTTTTTTATTTATTTTATCCGTTAGTTGGTAAACCTGTTTTTATGTTTACAAATTGATATTGTTCTGTACCACCAGTTGCGGTTATTAATCCAGTCGGGAATACCCCTAATGGTTTAGGGTTTCCTAATAGTAGAAATCCACTAGATAAAGTAGTTGCTGGCGGTGGTTGTATGATATTATCTAAAGTAGTACCAATTTGACCAGCTACGGATGCACCATTTATAGTATAAGCACCTGTTTTACCAAAATATACTTCACTATAAACATAATCATCAAAGTCTGCGGTAGTATTCGTATGAATTACGGAATATGTTCCAGTTAAATAAGTTGTTCCCATATTATTATTTATAAATAAATATTACGTTTTTAGTAAAAAAATTATAATTTAAATTTATTATTTATGAAAGACTCATCTAAAGTTAAAGACTTATCATATGACTTGGTTTCTATCTCACTTAATTTATCTAAGTACATAGTTCTCCTTAAAACTTTAAACGCTATATTCTCAAATGAGTACTCACCTTCCCTATCTAAACCAGTCTGTCTCATTTTTTTGATTTTATCTTTAAGATTTTTAACCATTCTAATAGTTTTATCGTATTCACCTGATTTATACATTAGATAAATTTCTTCTATTGTATCAATAATACTATTAACTTTTTGTTCTACTTTTTTAGAATCTATTTCTTTTTTAGAGGAATCAGGTTTAACTATCCATCCATCCCATAAAACAGAATAAACACCACTAGATACATGTGGTTCTTCTGTATCCTGCATATATAATTCTACATCATACGTTTTGATAGTGATATCATGTGTTTCATTCCATAGATTTTTTTTTGAGTTGAAGTATTCCTTAACTAATTCTTCATTTTCGTCAACATCGACAAAATCTACTAAAATATGTAAGTCTACATCAGAAAATTTTGACCAATTATAATTTGCCAAACTACCTGTTAATATAATATCTTGAATATCAACCCAACCTATTTTAAGTGTTTCGAAAAAATCATCCGCAATCATAAGTAATCTTCTTCTTATTTCTAGATGCATATGTTGATCAGTATCAAAAATTTTAGGGTTTAAAGTACTTCTAACTTCAAAAGAAGATAAATCAATGTTCTCTTTCTTTATTAAGTCACTAACTTCTTGTTCTGTAATTTTTTTAATATCCATAAACTTTTTTATAATAAATATATTTCTATATGGATAAATATCTAAAAAATAAGAAACGGGCGTAATCTTATTTTATCCTTTAATTATTTGTTTTGATTTACTCCCTATTTCCTTATAATGGGAAAAGTAAGCGTCTATCAGTTTATCTATGCGTGAGTCAGTATATTTTTTACTATCATCGGAAGATATTTCTATTGATCGATATATATCTGTTGATATCCTATCTGTTAGATTATGAACTTCTCTAAAAGTTTCATGAATATGACGTTGAACGTCATCTATTTTATTATTTAAGTTTTGTTCTACATTATTGATTAAAATATGTAGATTTTCTTTTTCTTTAGTTAATTTTTTAACCTTAAGCATATTCCATATAGTAACTGTACTTAATAGCACAATTAATACAGACGCAACACCTAAAGCGAATGAAATTGTTTCCATAATTTTTATTTTTTATTTTTTATTTTTTGTTATTAATGAAACGCCCGTTTCTCTATATTATTTATTGTAATTATTTCGTACCTCCACCCACTGTCTGTGTTGGTATTTAATATTTCACAAAGTTTTGTTGCCTCATCTATACAGTCAGTTTCAAAAACCTCATTTAGTGAATTTAATAATAAAACATGTAATTTCTTACTGTTTAATACCATAATTTTTTTTATTTGATAACTATTATTCATATTTTTTATTTTTTATTTCTTTTTTATAATCTACCCAACTTAACCAAAACCCAATACCTACTATTACGTTCATACTTATGGATGCCAATATTTCATATACGTCTTCATATATGTTAACACTTAAATGAACATGACCTACCATCCAAAAAGGTATTGATAGGTTCTGACTAACCCATAATAACATATATTTAATAAAATATTTCATATTTTAAAGCCCATTCCTCACTTATTTTTTTAACCCTATCCTCAATCAAAGATATATTAACCCCTTCTAATGACATTAAATCTTTCTCAAACTGTGAACCATGATCACTATTCGCAACACTAATTTTTTCTTTAAGAACCGATAGTTCGTTTGATGTAAAGAACTCTGTTCCGTGATCAACAATTCTTAATTCTACAAGAATTTTATCATCAAATGTTTTTAATTGGTATATCATAATTAATTACTTAATGGTGCTTTAATTGTCGGATGAGATTGATAGTCTTTAATTTCAAAGAGTCCAATTGGATACTTTTCCATATCATAATCGAGTATTCCCGGATGAATGTCTAATATTGGTAGTGGGAATGGTTCTCTTGTTCGGGTTGGTATAAATCCACTTGTAGATTGCCACAATTTTTTTCTTTCTTCCAAACTCAATTCCCTACCAATCTGTTCCTTTGCTTGTTCAATATGATTCAAATATAAATGTGTATCACCTAAGTTACCAATTAATTCATCTGGAATCATGTTAACTAATTTAGCAATGATTTCTAATAACAATCCGTAAGATGCAATGTTAAATGGTAATCCTAAAAATGTATCAACACTTCGTTGATTCCACATTAAAGAGATTGCTCTGTTTGGTATTGTATCTTTATATTTTTCATAATCCATACCACCATCCCCATATTTTTCAATATACAAATCAACTCTTTCCTCTCTACTCAACTCTCTTGTATAAACTTGAAATCCGTAATGACAAGGGGGAAGAACCATTTGATCTATTTCACATGGGTTCCATGCGGTAACCATTAATCTTCGTGAATCTGGATTTGTTTTAATATCATTGATTAGGTTTTCAAGTTGATCACATTTTGACACATCTTTAAAAGACGTTATTGAACCATGATCCCATCCAGATGGAACTTTATTATAACCACCAAACGCTCTCCATTGTTTACCATAAATTGGACCTAAATCACCCCACTTCTTTGCAAACTCATCATCTGTTTTGATTTTGTTGATGAACCACTCTTTTGATATTTTATCTACCTCTTCTTCACCTAATTCATTTGTAAACATTCCATCCACTTGTTCTTCCCAAAAATCTCTACCTTTATTTCTCCAATTAAGGTACGCATCACCATCCCAAATATGACAGTCGTTATCAACAAGGAACTTAATGTTTGTATCACCACGTAGAAACCACATCAGCTCTGTTGATATAAGTTTGAATGTCATTTTCTTTGTTGTCAGTAAAGGAAATCCATCTGACATCTTATGACGTATTTGTCTACCAAATACAGATAGTGTACCCGTTCCTGTTCTATCTTGTTTGGTTACTCCGTTATCTATGATATCTTGAAGTAGGTCTGTGTATTGTTTATCTAAATTATTCATTGACTGTAATTTTAACTTTGCCTGACGTAACCACATCAATTACCTTCATACATTCCTTCATGTTTTTACAACCACTTAGGTCCACTTGAATCAAGTGTCTTTTTTTAACTTTATCGTTCATATATTATTTTTAATAACATTTATTTGTTCTAACATTGGTGTAACGTCTATAATATTTTTAGATTTCTCAAAAGTATATTTTTTAATTACTGTATTAAGTAATTTACCTTGACTATCACTAGACTCAAATTGTTTGTAATCCTCATTTGTTACATTGTTATAGACATACTGGGTTCCTGATTTAAAAATAACCGCCAATTTTTTTTCTTTTTTTAAGAATTTTGACCCCAAAACATTAGAGGAATCGTACAGACATTCAATAAAATCGTCTTCTTCGTGTTTTAATAATACCATAATTTAATTTTTAAATAATCTATATGAATATATGTCTTTCATTTCATATATTTTTCCGTCTATAATTGCTGGATCATTTACATTAGAACTTTCTTCTTCAGTAATGATAACATAATTACCTGTTATTATCATTGCAGAATCTAAATATTCTATTTTATTTGAAGGTTTCCCTTCACTGTCTTTAAGTAGTAAAATTATCTTACTAAATTTGGGTGCTGATGCTATCATCTCATAAATTTTAAAAAATCATTATTTAACAATTAAATATAGAAAAAAAATACAACATGTAAAGTTTTTAAGGGTTGTTAATATGTCTACCTTTTATTTTATAGTAGTTAACATCTATTTCTTTTTCCTCTAATAAATTTTTAGATATATATGTTTCACCTGTCTCTAAAAAATGATCCATTCTTTTTTTACCGAATATGATATTAAAATCTACTAAATCTATACCGATATATTTCCGATTATTTTTTAATGATGCAATTCCTGTTGTAGAAGATCCTGCGAAGGGATCTAATATAGTATCATTTTCATCACTACCTATTTTAACAAACCATTCTGCCAACTCAACAGTAAAGGGTGCGGGATGTAGGATACTTGAATTGGATTCTGCTGCCGCTATCACAACATTGTGAGGTAATGACCCATTTACATTGAGTTCTTTCATCTGAGAGTCGTAAACACCATCTCTAGAGTTAATAGTGGTGACAGGTTTTTTAAATCTTTTTTTAGTTACCTCAGAATGTTCAGTCCTACAATTATCTGCCCTAAATTTAGGTTTATTTGAATTGGAGAAATGGAATACGTATTCATACCTATCAATTGATCTATATTTACAATTAGTCGGCATTGCGTTTTTTTTAAACCATATATAAGGTTTCGCCACTAAATTCCAACCTTGTTTCCTCATCTTATATTTTAACTCATCTAAAACTGGATGAACTACACCATCACTAATTTTATCGTTTATATTTAAGAAAAAACTACCGTTGGGTTTTAAAACTTTTAAAAACAAATCAGTAAATTCTAAAAACCAGTCGGCATATTCATCGACATGTACTGAACCCACCTCACCATCATCATTACCACTATAATTTTTTCTCATAGAGAAATAAGGTGGAGATGTAAAAATCATATCTACCTTCTCTCCTTTGGTTATCATTTGTTTTAACACATCTTTTGTGTCACCTAAAAATAATTTGTATTGACTTTCCATTATATAATAATTAAATTTGATACAAAGATAATGATATTTATAAGAAAAAACAAATAATGATGAAAAAAGTCTTGCCTAAAGTAAAAAAAGTGATTAATATGTCACTTATACAAGCCAAAATGTATGGTGATATAGAAATAAGGATTGAACATATAGTCATATCTTTAATAAATGATTATAATAATAATGCAATTAAAATACTGACTGACTTAGGGGTAGATGTAGATATACTCCATAAAAAAATAGAAATGTCGTTATTAAAAGAAAAAAAAGAACAAATTTCAACAAAAAATAAAGAATTACCGTTAGAAGTTACTGCAGAAAAAATATTAAAAGGATCGGAAAACGAATGTGATAATATGGGAGATGATTTCCTAGATACCCAACATTTGTTATTATCAACATTAAAAGTGAGAAATAGTGTCGGTAGTTTTCTAAAGGGATTTAAGATTAATTATACAATGGTTAAAAAACATATGGAAAAAAATTTAATACAAAATAGTATCGATCCTATAGATAGTGATGATGAAAATATATTTAGAGATAGTAAAAAATTAAATAAAAAATCAAATAAGACTAATGAAACACCGATATTAGATAATTTTTCTATTGACGTAACCAAAAGAGCGTCAGAAGGTAAAATTGATCCAGTAATCGGTAGAGATGAATCCATTCAAAGAGTTGCCCAAATATTGGCGAGGAAGAAAAAAAATAATCCCGTTTTAATTGGTGATCCTGGAGTTGGTAAAACTACCATCGTTGAGGGTTTGGCGTTAAAAATAATTCAAGGTGATGCACCTAGAACATTATTAGATAAAAGGATTATTTCTTTAGATATTACTTCATTAGTTGCAGGTACTAAATATAGGGGGCAATTCGAAGAGAGGATTAAAGGTGTGGTAGATGAACTTATGAATGTAGATAATGTCATTTTATTCATTGATGAATTACATACGATTGTAGGTGCGGGTAATGCGTCAGGATCAATGGATGCGGCGAATGTATTAAAACCTGCACTCGCTAGAGGTGATATTCAAGTTATTGGTGCAACTACATTAGATGAATTTAGAGAAAACATTGAAAAGGATGGTGCATTGGCAAGAAGATTTCAACAAGTATTAATTAATCCTCCTTCAGTAGAAGATACTATTAAGATTTTAAATAAAATAAAATTTTCGTATGAAAACTATCACAAAGTATATTACCCACAAGAAACTATCGAACAGTGTGTTAAAATGGCGGATAGATATCTTACAGATAGAGAATTTCCTGATAAGGCTATAGATATCTTAGATGAGGTAGGGTCTAGAACACAAGTTAACGCTAAACCACCTAAAACTATAAATAATTTAGAAGACAAAATTAACGAAATTAAAGAAAGAAAAAGTAATGTAGTTAAAAAACAAAAATATGAGGAGGCTGCTAAATTACGAGATGAAGAAAGAGAAGTTAATGATAAATTAGAGTATGAAAAAGAAAAGTGGTTAGAAACTATCAACAAGGATCGTAAAAAAATTACACCTGAAGATGTTAATGAAGTTGTTTCTATTATGACAGGTATCCCGTTAAAAAGACTTAGTGGTGATCAAGGTAGAAAAATGTTAGAGATGGAATCAGAAATGATGAAACAAATTATCGGACAAGATGACGCATTAGAAAAAATAGCTAAATCATTAAGAAGAAATAGAGTAGGTATAAGAAACCCTAAGAAACCAATAGGTTCATTTATGTTCTTAGGACCAACAGGTGTTGGTAAAACACATATCGCAAAGAAATTAGCAGAGTACATGTTTGGGGATGAGGATTCTTTGATACGTCTTGATATGTCAGAATTTCAAGAAAAACACTCAATATCTAGACTTATCGGATCACCTCCAGGATATGTAGGACACGAAGAAGGTGGACAATTAACTGAAAAAGTTAGGAGACGACCATATTCAATTGTATTATTTGATGAGATAGAAAAGGCTAATAAAGAGATTTACAATACACTTCTACAATTATTAGATGATGGACAGTTAACTGATAGTTCAGGTAGAAAAGTAAATTTTAAAAATTGTATGGTTATTATGACATCTAATGTAGGTGTTAAAAAATTGTCTGATTTTGGTACTGGTGTCGGATTCGGCACCAAATCAAAAATAGAAAGAGAAGAATCTATTAAGGATGGGATGTTATTAGATGAACTTAAAAAACAATTTCCACCAGAATTTTTAAATAGGTTAGATGACGTAGTTATTTTCAAAACATTAACCAAAGAACAAATCTCTAAAATTGTTGAGTTAGAAATTGATAAATTAGTAGATAGGGTTTCTGAAATAGGGTTTACCTTACAAATTAATAAAACCGCTAAAGATTATTTAGTAGAACAAGGTTACGATAAAGAATATGGTGCCAGACCTCTGAATAGGGCTATACAAAAGTATATTGAAGATCCAGTTTCAGAAGAAATTTTAAGTGGTAGAGTTAAAAAGGGTCAAACTATAAAAGTTAGTTATATTAAATCTAAAGAAGATATTGTAGTTAAGAGTGAATAAATAAATTTTATTTGTTTATTTAAAATATTTTACTTATATTCGTAGAATAATTAAAAGATAAATGAAAAATATTCTTATCCTTTTTGTATTATTCAGTGTCTCCGTATTCGGACAAACTCATCGTAATGATACCATTACTGAAACATTCTTTGATGTGGAGACAATGAATCTTCTGATGATTGAGGAGATGAACTTGTATCGTGCTGAACACGATCTGCCGAAGTTTATTGTGGACACCACCCTTATGAGATTATCAAACAGACACACCAAATGGATGGCGGAAAATGAAATCTACTGTCATACAAGTGATAAAAGAACACCTTATTGGGGTGAACATAGATATTATAACTTTGCGGAGAATTGTATGAGATATAGAAGTATCTATTTGTGGGATACCCATACTAAACTATCTAAAAGTGTTGTTGGTTCATGGAAACACTCTGAAGCACATAGTAATAACATTTTGGATCCAACCAATCTATATATTGGGGTGGGATCATACCAAATGGTTAATGTCAAAGGACAAAAGTGTCAATACTTCGTTGCCCAGTTCAGAAGTTTTCAGTGATTATTTTGTAATCCATTTATCTGTAGGGAATCCGACACCCCAATCGTGATCGGGTTTCCCTATGTTTGTCCTATTCGTTGATCTATCTGCTGACGCAAATCCTTTAACTGATGCAGATATTTCAGTTATTCTTAAATCTTTATTTTTTTCAGTATATTCCTCTATCGATTTTTTAAGTTCATCAAATACCTTTTGATATGATCCTTGTTGGATTTTTATCATGTTATCTGCAAATGCACCTTCCGACTTACTTAAATTAAAGTCACCTATTTTAACCCATTCTCCTTTTTTACCTGTTCCCACAATAGGGGCACCACCCCTTCCAGTTTCTTTAAAATAAGTTCTTTTAATTATAGTTTTTTTATTTTTATCATCACCTGATGATATAATTGCATTTGCACCACTTTCTTTTCCGAATATGTAGTTTCCACCACCACCTTTTGTTTGTGTCCAGTTAGAACTTAGATAACTAGATTCGGGATCCCTACCAAATATATCTTTACCGTCTGTATATTTTTCAATGAATGTTCTCATACTATTAAGACTTTCTTCGTCTTTAAAATATAATCTACTTCCTATTCTATTAATATATGTTTTAGGAATAGGAACCAGTATACCAATGTTACCCTCTTGTCCTGAAGCTTGCTGAAATACTACGAATCCACCCTCATTAATTGCCTCTGAACCAGTTTTTTCTAAATTAGGTATAAAGGAATCTTTTTTATCATTTGCAACTTTTACAGGTGACCCCATACCTGGTTTAGTCACCACTATATGAGGTATGTCACCTATTTCATAAAAATTATAAAGTAAGTCAAATGCATATTTTTCATCTGGTTCTGGAGGACTTTCTAAAATTGCGTATAGAGTACCTTCTACATATTGGTATTCGGCACCTTTACTTTCTGATACAGATGTTTCTAAAATTTTAACTTCCTTTTCATTAAATTTTACACCTGTCTGTTTTTCTACGTTATCTGCTAGAAATTTAGATAAACTAATTGCTCTTTGTCCCGCCAACCAAGGATTACCATCTTTAATTACTAAAAATCCTGACGTTGGGGTATATTTACCTACTATTCCAGGTAATTCAGTTCTATTATAACTACCTGATTCTTTACCGTATACATCGGAAGATACTTTAGTTTGTTCAGATAAAACATCATGTGAATTTTCACTTATGGTAAATTCCATAAGTCTTTTTATCCTATTAATTTCTTCATTTAAAGTTATCGGTAAATTTTTTTTCATAAATCTTAGTAACTTCTTCTATTAGTTCTTCTTCCTGAAAATTTTCTAGATTCTGAAATTTGATTTATTTTTTCTCTTTTAACTTCATTAACAATAGTCTCTATAAGATTAACCATTTCTGATTCAGTTAATCTAATTGTTTTTTTACTTCTTCCCATTTTATATATTTTTTATTTTATATTATTTAATCTATTATTATAGTAAACCATCTTTAGTTTTTTCCGTAAATTCTAAAAAATCTTTTGCACTCTGTCCATCTAATTTATCTTGATCGATAGTTAACATCACCAACCCATTACCAAACATTTCTATTGCAATATCTTTATTGAATTTTTTAATTGGGTTGTTAGACAAATTCAATAAGAATAAGTCTGTCAATTTTTCGTATCCAGTTAGAGGAGCTTCTTTAATGTTATTATCTTTAGCAATGATAACATTTAATTTACTATCAATAGGTAAATGATTGATTGGTGGCAAGGATTCTAAACCACAACTATTAGCGGTAATTCTTTCTAAAGAAGAAAATTTAGATAAATCTGGTAACCTCTTCAACGATAGATTAGAAAAATCTAAAGCTTTAGTATTTTCAGTATCTAAATAATCTGTAATAACTACCCCCTCAGTATTTTGCATTAACCATTGTAAGTATTTGTTAGATTGTAATGGTCCAGTTGTTTGAGACGCTAATTTTTTAATGTTAACAACACCTTCACTATACGCTTCACCACTAACATGATCCTGAACTTTTCCACCAAACATATTTAAATACTTAATATAATGACTATCCATTAAACCAGTACCCTTTCTAATGTCCATCTCAACTAGTTTACCTAGTTCCTTTTGGAAGAATGTTTTCATTCCTGAAAATCTATCAAGTACTTGTGTTAATTTTCCTGATCTTTCGATAGAAGAATTACCTTTATCATGTATTTGGTTAGACTCAAAATGAAATTGTAGTGGATATAAACCACCCTCATCATCCCCATCAAATAATTTTTTTGGCATTATCACATAGTAATCAGATAAACTACCATCAGGTTTTGGGTTATTTCTTCTATAAGAATCGAAATAACTATTACCTTCCCTTCTAGTACACCAAGATGCTAGTGGACCTAAAGGGTCACAACTAGATTCTATTGTTAACGGTGTATAGATTAAAACATCATTATCTCTATATGCTAATTTAGCTTCACCTAAGTCAACATATTTTTTTAATTTTTTCCATAATTTACTTTCGCCTTCTCCACCTTCCTCATCGTCTTCTGCACCTATAAATGGGCTCACTACCGAATATAAATGAGATAAATCATTATATTGGTTGATATTTGTAACGTCTTGTGGTGCGTTAGGTCTATTAGGTGCCGATCTTTTAAATACTTTTTTATTTTTAACTGAATCAAATACAGTTAAAAATTCATTAGCCTCAGGTAAATCTTCACTTAAAAATCTAATTGCTTGTTCATTATCTCCCTCATTAATATGTCTCATAAATACTTGAATCATCCATTGAACATATTGTTTGTTTGGTGATGGATCCGCAGCTACGATATCGTTAAAAATTTCTTCACTTAATTTAACTGATTGTTTTCCTTTTTTACTTTTTACTAAGTATGCAATATCAATACCATTATGATCCTCAATCGGCTCTATTGTAGGTTTGTTAGGGTCCATACCACCTGGTTTTCTAACATCATCCTTTTCGTCAGACCCCTCTACCGATGCATCCAACATCTTAGGGTCGATAACATTTTGTGTTTTCAAAAATTGAACTCTATCTTCTCTTAATAGAACTCTATATTGACTTTCTTTAATTATTATTTTCATAAAAATTTTATTTATTAATAAATATTAGATTTTTTTAAAAAATTATTCTACCATATCGGATCTTACCCATCCGCTCGCATAATCACCTACTTTTTTATCCAAAGTAACCTTATACCATTTTTTCCCTTCACCATCAGTTTTTTCTTCGGTAACCTTACCAACTTTACTGGGAGTAGATATCTTAACTATTCTCTCACTATCTCTATTACCTTTTGCTCTAACGTTTACATAACCATCACCACTTTTTTTAGGGTATACTACGGTACCTACTTTATTAGAACCACTACTTTGTTTTTTCTCTACTGGTTTAGTTTCTTTTTTATTTGTAGGTACATAACTACCTGCAATATAATCGTGAATTCTTTTCGCTGATAACTTCCTTATATCAATAGTACCTCCACAACCACCACATCTTTCTACTAATTCCGCAAATTTAACTGCCTTTTTTGGTATTGTGTCCGCTTTCATTGCCGAATTGAAGT